TCTTTTCTAGCTTTGTAACCTTGTTTCTTCTTACCAACTTTGCCGCCTTTTTTCATAGCGCCTCTGTCCATAAGTTCTGTTGGCACTCTTCTAGATTTCATATTCATGCCTTGACCACGTGAATACATCATGTCTCCAGTTCTGCCACCCATACCGCCGCCTTTTAAAGCTTTTCTCGGTTGAGCAACTTGTGTGTTATAGTTTCTATTTGCCATTTTTTATCTCCTTATTTTTTTCCATTACGGAAAATCTGTGTTCCCTTTATACCAAAAATTGATCCGACTACAAGGATCCAGAGTGAACTGAACCATGTCGGGAGTGCCGCGAAATGCTCAAAGAAAATTTTTACTTTATCTAACGCCACCGGATCGTCCGAGAAGACTCCCCAAGCGAGCACAATTATGGGCGCACTTAAAATTACCAAAACGAACTCGTCCTTGTAGTCGTTTTGACGTGCTTCTAACAATTTACCCTGATAAGCTTCCTCACCTCGGGCCTGACGCTCTGCGTGCAACAATTGTGCATCGGACATAGCGACTTTCGCCTTCTGCTTGTTGGCATAAATCTTACTTCCAGCAGAGACGGCTAATTTAATTGCCGATAACCACATGATTTAGTACCAAGTAGCCTTTACAGGTTTTTTCTCAGGTCTAATTCTTTTAGTACCTTTAACATCCACAGTTTGTGACTCAGTTGGGTTAGTAGTTTGGATGACTATGCCGCCTTTTTGCATACCATCTTTGTCTGCACCCAATTCTGGAGTAACTTTTGGATCTTTTGTATTTTTATTTGTCATAGTTTCTCCTTATATTATCTTTTTGGACCTTTCAAGATCTCAACGTCTGCCATTTTCATCAAATCGTTCTGCATTTTTGATGCTTGACTCATTGCTTGCTTTGTTAATGACGTATCAGCTCTTAAATTTGCTAATTGTTCGTTTTGTGCAAGCTTTTCATCAAATTGTGTTTGGCCCATTAGCTGTTTAGACCTATCTAAATTGATTTTTTCTTGGTCTTGCTCTCTTTTAACGCTATCATTCATAGCTCTTAGGTCTAATTCTCTTGCTTTTAGTTGTGCAACAGGATCATTTCCGAACATTCCCATGATTTCTTGCTCTTCTTGTCTAAATTCTCTCATCATTTCTGCAATTAATTTAGCTTTTCGAGATTCCATCTGAGTTGTAAGCGTTAAAATCTGTTGTTGAATCTGCGGATCTTGTTGAAGTTGCGGATTCACCTGTATTGCTTGTTGTAATTGTGCAATTTGTTGTATCTCTTGAGTAAATTCTAACTCTAATTGCTCTTGAGCCATTAAAGAAATGTGTTCAAAAATATTTTTTTCTAACGCACCAGTAATTACAGGATTATTTTTTGCTAAATTCATAGCCATAAAGTTTAAGTGAGCTGTAATGTGTGCTCTGTGGTCTTGTCCTTTAAAAGCTTGGAACGGTTTTCCTGACATTGCCATAATATTTTCTGCCGCTGGATCCATTGGCATGGGTTGTTGTGGTGGTGGCAAAATTGAATCTATATTTTTTACACCAACAGCTTCGTACATGTCTCTATATGCTTCGTACAAATTATGCATTTGTGGATTTGACATTGCAAGTTGTAATTCTGTTTGTGCTAAACTTATTCTTTGTGATTGTGAAAATATATTTGGATCAGCAACAGGTATAATATCTATCTTGTCATCAAAGTCTGTAGCCTTAACATTTTTTTGTGCACCAACAACATCGTAAGGATATTCTTGAGGCAAGTAAGTTTTGAAAACACCAGCTAATAATTCAAACTCATGTTTCATCGCCACATACATTCTTTTGTGAATGGCTGACATGACCCGGGAGCCACGCTCTAACAGGGCTATGGTCGTTCCAACAGCTGCCTGTTGGTTGCCGTCACCGACCTGCATGTCAGCTATGGCGGCAAATCTCTGTCCGGCCTGAACCACAATTCCCATTAATTGTAATAATGTTTGTGATGGTTCTTTGAAAGGTAAAGGCATAAATGCATCTCTGATGTTTCCACCAGGTGTATCTACGTCTCTAAACTCTCCAGGCTGAATTGAGTTTGCTTCGTCTCGAACACGAATACCTCGTTGTTTGAAACCTGCAGGCATATTTGAAAATGTACCTGCGTCTATTAACTGTCTTAATGCATTAGTCGCTGTTCTTGATAGACCACCGATCATGTGTATTAAACCAAAGCCATAAAAACCTAAACCCGGTAAAAATTTAAAATGAACAAAATATTCTATTTTCTTTTTTAACGGATCATTTGGTTGATAGTTTCTTCTTATAGATAGAACTTCTCTACTACCTGCATCTAGAGTTACAATATATGGAAGTTTAATTCCAGTCATGTCTCCAGCTGTATCTTTGTCTTCAAATCCTTCTAGATCTAAATTTGTGTGGAATTCTAAAACAGTGAAGATTTCTTCTTCTCTAGTTTTTGTAACTCCTTCTAACTCTCTTTCCTTTTTCTCAACTTCTGTTTCTTGTGAGTAACCAGGATTTATTTCTATGTCTCTATAAAAACCTGACACTTGTTTTTTTCTTAGATCATTTTCTGACATCTTTAATCTATGTACAACAGCTTCTGCATCTTCAATTGAAGTTGCAGTGTATGGTACAATCAAATCATCTGATGGCACGAACTTTGATACAGCTCTGCCTAGAAGTTCATCGTAATAAACTTTCTTAAAGGCAGAGCCACTAAGAGGGAGATAAAAAAGCATTTGATCGAACTCGGGTTCATACTCTTTCATCACATTCATGAGTTGATAGTTCATGAAGTCTTTTACTCTGACAGACTGATCTTCTTTCTGTCTACTCGGTGCACCCATTGTTTGAGTGTGCACTGGTCCATTTGCTGGAAGTAATTCTTTGTAAGCTTGTGCTTGAAACTGAGTGACTGCTTCACCTAAAACCGGGTGAGTAACACCACTTGCATTTTGAAAAGGTTGTGTTCTGTTTTCATATTTAAATCCCAAAAGGTCTAAACCTTTTGCGTAACTTTGTTCCCAATCTTTTCTAGAATTTTTATAATTTTCGTAAGACTCAAATAAAGTAGAGCCAAGCTGTCCTAAAATATCTGGCGGTAATAAATCAGCCAGGTTATCAAAATGACCTTCGCCACCTGGTTGGTTAACTGCTTCAGGATCAAAATTTATTTCAACAGATCCATCTTCCTGTTCTTCGATTTTTACATCTTCAGGTCCGATTTGTTCTTTAATACTTACTTGTTCCGCTGCCTGAAGTTCTTCTTCACTAGGCGTTTTTATTGTTTGCTCTACGTTTGGTAAAGCTTTGTCTATTTCTGCCATTTATTTTCTCCGAGTTCTGGACCACTATAGGCTGTTTTAGTTTAATATTCAACCCCTGTGGGTTGGGACCTCTAAGCGGAGGTATCGTCGTAGTCAGTCGTTTTATCAAAATTAAACCCCCTATCTTTTAGATCTGAATATTTTTGAGCTAGCTCTGGACCTAGTAAATAAGCTATTCCTAGCTCTTCATTTTCTAGTCCACGTTCTGCTGCTTTAGCTGCATCAGATATACCAAGTCCTACACCTACCGCACCTACAAAAGGTATAAACGGTGATACAGCTCTTAGAATACCTTTAGCCGAAGCTTTTAGTAAAGTTCCTTTTGGTATATCCAAATCTTTAATTTGTTCGGTCGCCTTACCAAAAGTTTTAGTTTCTTTTATCTCTTCTTTTAAAAAATTATCGTATTGATTTTTATCAGACAAATAACTTGAAGGATCATGGTGATCGTATTTCTTGAACGCAGTTTTAAACATTTCTTTTTCTAAAGCTTTTTCCGGTCTAGGTATTTTGTCTGCTGTTGTAACCCCAGCTATATTTATCGTAGGGTTTATATCTGTTAATAGTGGGTCAGGTATTTTCATATTTTTTAATGTATCATAAATATGTGGAAACTTTCCTGTTGCACTTTCATAAAAAACTTTATTACCTCCTCCTATTCTACCAACATCACCAATATCAACCTTGACTCCAAGGCTTTTTAAATACTCATCAATATTTTTTAATTTATCGGTTTGACCTTCTAATCTTCCACCAGGTTTAAAATATCTATCAACCTGTCCCTCTATAAATCCCTCGTTAAATTGAGAAGGTGTAATATTTAAGTTAATAGTTTGTTTTGTTATACGTTGACCTTTGTCTATTTTATTAATATCAAATAGGTCGAAGATTAGACCTTTTTTTGCTTTCTCTACATAATAACTATCGGGTCTTGTTTTTTGAAAAAAATTTCCATCTTTATCAATTCTAACATCCATTAATTTTTTTATCTCTCTACCAAACTCTGTATTGTTTATGGCATTAGGTTTATTTTTAAAAAATTTATTTAATCTTTCTTTTTGTTTGTTTACAGTTTTAAGTCTTTCTAGCTCTGCTTCACTTGCATACTTTGTGCCAACTGCTGCTTTTGTAGCTCTTGTTTCTTTAGCTTTCTTTTTGGATTCTAATTTTTGTTCTTCTGTTTTTTTTCTAGACTCTGGAAAAGATTCTGCAGCGGCTTCGGATCTAATTTTTACACCAACTTTACCGCCGGGTCTTAGTTCGTTTAATTTTAAAATATCTTCCGTAGATCTACCGGTTATTCTTAATATGTTTTTAAACTCTGGAGAGTCAACACCTGCAGCTATGGCTTGATTAAATTGTTTAATATATTGAGCCGGAATTATTCCCGTGCCTTTTCTAGTCAAACCTCTTTTTTCAGCAAATCTTTTTTGAGCGTCTGTTACTTCAGCTTTAAATAAATTAAAATCACCTGTTTCAAAAATCTTATCAACAAGTTCTTTAAATTTTTTTTCTTTGATTAATTGTGATGCTACACCATCTGCATCTCTTTTAGCGTATGCTAATGCTCTTTGGGCAGGAGTTAGTACCATACTAGCCCTCCAGTAAATTTGCTATGCCGCCTTGTGCTAGTGTGATTACTTTTTTCTCTTTGATTTGTTCTTCTTCTACTTCTTCTACTGGTGGTGCTTTTGCTTCACCAGCTAAAGCCATTGATCTAAACTGTTCAAAAGACATTGGCTCTAGACCTTGTTCTAACATTTCATAAACATATTTTTCATACTCATCAACTAAATTTGGATCTCGGTAGTCAAAAGCTAAAGATCCTTTGTCTTCTATAAAAGTATCGCTGTC